CTACTTGGCAAAATTTTACGGTTGATTTTAAAGAGGTTGGCAAATCGTTTACGCTCAATCAAAGTGTATGGGCAAAGGCTACTACCGATGCTATTAAAAATAATAATGATCCAGCGATTATCGTCGTAATTGGCGAGGGAAACAAAAAGGTAAGACTTGCTATAATAGAGTTAGAACTACTAGAACAGATGGTGAACAATGGAACAGAATAATACAACACTTGAAATGATTAATGGTTTGTCAGAAATAGCAGAGTACATGGATGATCAGGAATTAACTACAGCCCTGACATTTATTGCTAAACTTATTATAAAGCCAGATATTCCTATGAATGTGGCTACTGTAGAGATTGTCAGGCTACAGGCAATCGCAGCAAAAATGGCTTTCAGGGCTACCTGGATGGCTAATGTAGACAAGTCGGATCGTGGCAAAAAGAACATTTACTATACTGCAGCAGAGTCCATTAACAATCTAGTATCTGCTCTCAAATACATCACTCGTTGATATCTGATATAATTATACAAACAAAGGATAATAATGAAAAATTTACTAAAAGAAGTAATGATAAAGGATTTATCAAAAAAGAAAAATGTTGTAAGAGATGAAGATACTTCGTTCGTCGATGGTCTAATTGAAAAAATAGAGTCTGGATACTTAGCACAAACAAAGCCAAAGTTTACTAAGAAGAGTAATTTTTCAGCATCTGGTTTGACTTACGGGGCTGGAGAATGTCCTCGCTATTGGTACATGATGTTTGATGGTGCACCCGCATTTGATAACTCAACTGCCTTCGGTGTAGCAAATAGAAACAATGGAACATTGGGGCATCAAAGAATACAGCAAGCAATAGAACTTTCTGGAATTCTTGATAAAGAAATGGTCATGGACGAAGTTCCAAGAAAATATAACAAGCAGGAACACCCAGCAATGGAATTTAGAGTTAAAATGGACGATCCACCATTTGATGGCTATGGTGACGTAATGCTAAACATTAATGATGAAAGAGTCATTGGTGAAATAAAAACAATAGGTAACGAAGGATTCGAATATAAAAAGAGAAGTCAAAAGCCTAAGATGGGTCATCTTATGCAATTACTAATTTATATGCGAGTGTGGAAAATTGATAAGGGAGTAATGATTTATGAAAATAAAAATAATCATGAATTATTAACCTTACCAGTTGTAATGAACGATCATTTCCGTCGGTGGGTAGACCAGGCATTTGATTGGATGAGAGTAGTATATGCGAGTTGGAAAAAGCAGGAGTTGCCACAAAACCCCTATAGATCCAATTCTAAAATATGCAAAGAATGTCCAATTCAAAAAGCATGTGCTGAAGCAGAGACAGGGGTAATTAAACTTAAACCTCTGGAGTTGCTGGAAGATGAAAAGTTGTAAATGGTGCGATAAAAATTTCGATTCCAATATTTCTTATCAAATATATTGTTCTGAACAATGTAGAGAAGAAGCAACTAAAGAAAAAATAGCACAAAGATATATTCAATCTCGAAGACAAAAAAGAAAAGGAAAGAATAGAGTATGCAAGCACTGCGGTTTAAAGTTATCAATATATAATGATGAACCATTGTGCAACAATTGCACTATCAATCCTAATGATGTTAAAAAAGCATTAAAACAAATAAAAGGAATGACAAATGACAAAGGCACAAGAAACGGATAGATACTTTAAACCAGAATTATCCAGCCAGCCTGTAGTTATTTGTGCTATAGATGCAAGCACAAATAGTCTTGCATTTACTATTTATTCGTATCAAACTTTGGGTAATCACGGAAAGATTTTGTTTGAAGGTAGTGATATTTATCAAAAAGTAATAGATGCTACTAAAAAAACAAAAGCCTTGTTTGATCATTTTAATTTGGTTGAGGCTATAGTTATTGAGCATACAGTCTTCATGAATTCCCCAAAAACTGCAGCAGATCTTGCACTTGTTCAAGGTGCCATAATTGGTGGTGCTGGTTTGGCTGGTATAAAAGTTATTGGAAAGGTATCTCCAATTACTTGGCAGTCTTATTTAGGAAATAAAAAATTAACCAAGGAAGAACAGATGCAGATTAGATCTTTAAATCCTAACAAATCAGCATCTTGGTATAAATCATATGAAAGAGAATTTAGAAAGCAAAGAACAATTAAATTATTAGATATTATTTATGATAAAAAAATAACAGATAACGATGTTGCTGACTCTGCAGGCATTGGGCATTGGGCAATTAATAATTGGGATAAGGCAATTTGACAGGGATCACTATGGCTGCTAAACTATATACAAGTGAATTATGGCTTAAGAAGAGATATCATATTGATAAGAAAACTCCAGAGGCCATAGCACAAGAATGTGGGGTCAGTGTGGAAACTATTTATGTATACCTTGCGAAGTTTGGATTAAGGAAGTCAAAGCGATGAGACCAGAACCAGTATATTCAGATGTTAAAAATTTTAGTTGCCAAGATTTGTATTTGCATTCAACTGGAGCACCATCTGGTTCACAAATTTTAGATACATGTCATAACATTGCAAAAATGTTAATAGATAAAAATATTGCTTATGGAGATTCTGCATTGAGTCCTGTAAGAATTTTTAGTAAGTCAGATCCAAGAGAACAACTTCATGTTCGCATTGATGATAAGTTAAGCAGACTTATGAAAGGCTCCGATTATCCAGGAGACAATGACATAGATGATTTAATTGGCTATCTTGTACTTTTAAAAATAGCAAAGGAAAGAAATGTCGACTGAAGAAGATTTAATTAAACATCTAGATGAGATTAATACGGTTGTTGGAGAATACCTAAAGGGTAATGACGCAACTAAAATTTCTAAGGATCTTGCTATTCCAAGAACTCGTGTTGTTCAACATATCAATGAGTGGAAGGTCATGGCATCTGCTAATGATGCAATTCGTGCTCGTGCAAAAGAAGCACTTGCTGTTGCAGATACTCATTATAATAAACTAATCTCAAAATCTTATGAGGTTATTGATGAGGCTACACTAACAAACAATCTTGGAGCAAAAACCCAAGCAATCAAACTTGTTATGGACATTGAGTCTAAGAGAATTGACATGTTGCAAAAAGCGGGACTTCTTGAAAACAAAGAACTTGCAGAAGAGATGTTGCAGATAGAAAAGAAACAAGAAGTTCTCATGGCAATTCTTAGAGATATAGCATCCGAACATCCAGAAATTCGTGATGAGATTATGCGTAGACTTTCTGATATTGCTAAAAAGGATGAAGTGATCACAATTGTCCATGAAGTTTGATGATTTTCTTGAGGCTCTTGCCGATAATCACTTTGAAGAAACTCCAGTAGACGCTAAGACATTTGTCGAGTCTCCAGATTATTTGGGACAGCCTGGATTATCAAGTATTCAGTATGACATTGTAGAAGCAATGAGTCAGATTTATCGTAAAGAAGATCTTCAGCAAATAATGGGTGAAGAAGAAGGTGCAAGATATTTTGAAAAATTTACTAAAAATGAAATTATCCTACAACTTGGCAAGGGTAGTGGAAAAGATTTTACTTCTACTGTTGCTTGTGCTTACATTGTGTATAAGTTACTATGCCTTAAGGACCCAGCAAAATATTTCGGTAAACCCAGTGGTGATGCCATAGACCTAATCAATGTGGCTATTAACGCACAGCAAGCAAAGAATGTTTTCTTTAAAGGTTTTAAGGCAAGGATTGAGAGATCGCCATGG